TACCCACTCATTGAGTGGGTTTTTTATTGCCTAGAGGAAAGTAAGATGGCACAAGAATCACGTCTCGTCATTGTAATTGATGCTAAAAATGCAGAGCGAAATGCACGCAATCTAGGCAATGAGCTGGATAGCATTGAGCGCAAAGGCGACTTTGCAAGTAAATCAATGGATAGTTTGTCTGTGGCAACGCGTCAGCTTGCTGGATATATGGCTGGATTAGTTACTGTAAGTGCTGCAATTTCTAAGATGGACACTTACACAGGGCTTCAGAACCGTCTAAAGCTCGTTACTAATAATCAAGTTGAACTAAATAAAGCAACGGAAGACACTTTCCGAATTGCTCAAAAAACCTATTCAGCATGGGATTCTGTTCTACAGGTCTACCAGCGTTTTAGTGATAATGCCAAAACTTTAAACCTCACAATGGATGACACAGCACGTTTAACTGAAACAGTTTCTAAAGCTGTAGCAATTAGTGGTGCAAGTGCACAAGCCGCAGATGCTGCTTTGGTTCAATTTGGGCAGGCCTTGGCAAGTGGAACGTTGCGTGGAGAAGAACTTAATTCTGTAATGGAGCAAACCCCAGCATTAGCTAAAGCAATTGCTCAGGGTATGGGTATTACTGTAGGCGAATTACGGTCAGTAGCTGCAGAAGGAAAAATTACTTCTCAAGAGATTGTAAAAGCACTTAGAAATGTAGAAAAAGATGTAGATGCACTTTTTGCAAAAACCGATATCACTATTGGACAGTCTTTGACGCTGCTCAACAACGAGATTACTAAATTTGTTGGGGAGTCAGGAAAGGGCTCAGGTGCAGCACAAGTTTTAGCGGGCAACATTCAGACTTTAGCTGGAAACCTAGATGTTTTAACTTCTGCAATGATGGTTGGTGGTGCTTATTGGCTTGGAACCTACATTCCTGCAATTTATGCCTCAGGTGTTGCTGTAGCTGCAAAAATTAAGGAATTAGCTGCTCAAACAGTTACGCAATATGCTGCAATTCAAGCCGAGCGCGCAGCTGCAGCTCAACAAGTAATTAGCACTCAAACAGTTGTTGCAAATACTCAAGCAACTTTAGCTGCTATTGCGGCTGAGAAAGCTCTAGAAGTACAGCGCCTTAAATCTCAAATTACTGAAAAAGGCAGAACAGCGACATTAACTCGTATGGCTGAGTTAAAGAAAATTGAGGCTCAAGTTACAAGAGAATTGGCACTTGCTGAAGAAGCATTGGCTGTAGCTCAATCAAGATCAGCAGCAGCTGGTGCGGCAAGTGTAGGGATAGGATCACGGCTTTTAGGTTTACTTGGTGGTCCAGTTGGTATTGGGATTACAGTAGCAAGTTTAGCAGCTGGATATTTATTAATGCGAGACAACACAGCTGAAGCTAATAAAAAGCTTGAAGAACAGGCTCGAGTTGCAGAAAAGACAGACGAAGCATTAAAGAAATTAGCTGGCAATGATAAAACAAAGGCAGTTGATGATCTAACGGCAGCATTCAATGCCCAAAATGAAGCATTAGAGAAATCGTCACGTTCTGTTGCATCTGCATTAATTGATATCGAAAACTATGCTCGTGGCAATTGGGAAGTTGAAAAAATTTCTCAAGAGGCTCGTAAAGGAACTATCAGCTATACAGAAGCCATTGAGCGCTTAAATAAAATTAAGTTACCTACAGATCTATATGAAAACCTTAAAAAGCAAGCCGCGCAGTATGATGAGAACTCGTCAAAAGCGAATTTATCTGCGGAGAAACTGAAATTATTTACTGTTAATGTACAGCTTGCTGGCAACCAAGCACAAAATGCTGCTGTTCAAGTAAAGGGAAATACTGATGAGTTAAATAGTAATGCCAATGCCGCAGATAAAGCCTCAAAGGCACAAAAAGGGTATTTTGATAGCCTCCGCACTGAAGTTCTTAACTCCAATGAAGAGTTGGCTTTATTAAATCTTGGCTACAGTGAAGAAACTGTTAAAAAGATTCTTGAGTTGCAAAAAGCTAAGCAAGCGGTAGCACCTCCTGGTACAACTGCAATTGTCACTAAAGAGGAGATGGACCAGATTGCTAAAGCCCAAAAAGCTTTAGATGCTCTTAAAGAAAAAAAGGATGAGCTAACTGCTGCTGAGCGAAAACATACGAGCGAGCTTGAGAAACAGCAAAAAGTTCTTAGCATAAACGCAAAAGTTCAAGCTAATGCAGCGAAGTATAATTTTTCTGGCATTGAGTCTAAATACAATTTACCAGCTGGCACCTTATCTGCAATCCATATGATTGAGTCACGAGGTAATGCTAGAGCTTACAATAAGACCACAGGCGCGGCAGGTGGCTTCCAATTCCTTGAAGGTACAGCAAAGCAATATGGTGTAAAAGACCGTTATGACTTAGCTCAGTCTGCTGAAGGTGCTGGTAAATACATGTCATATCTCTTAAAGCTTTTTAAAGGAGATTTAGAGAAGGCTGTACGTGCTTATCATGCTGGTGAAGGTAATGTTCAAAAGGGTAAGGGTATTGGCAAATACAACAACCAATACTGGAAAGACTTTATGGGCTATGTGGCTGGTGCTAATGGATACAGTGCTGGTGATATCTCTTCCAAAGACTTTGACAAACTTCTTCAAGACACAACGAACTTAGCTAAAGAACAGGCAAAAATACGTCTTCAGCTAGAAAACGATGTTGCCAATGAAGTCACTAAGATTAGAAATGATCTTGCCAAGAAGCTGGAAGACGTTGATAAGGCTAACTTCACACCTGAACGTAAGGCTGAAATCACAGCACAGCTAAAAGCACGTGCCGATAATGATATTGCAATCGCTCAACAAGCGTTAAGAACCAAGTTGGATGACTATAAGCAATTCAACTTGACCGAAGAGCAATTGCTTAAGGAGAGTTATGACCGCAAGAAGTTCAATGCGGCTCATGATATTGAATTAAGTAAAGATCAGCGTGATGAAGCTATTAAATATCTGGATCAGCAATATCAGCATGAGCTAGGGTTAATGAAATTAGCGCAGGAACAACGTCTTTTTCAGGCTAAACAAGCTCTACTGACAGAAACCCAAGCCATGCAGGAACGTTACAGACTCGAACGGGAGGAAATTCTTAAGAATACCAAGCTTTCTATAGAAGAGCGGCAAAAGCTAATCGCATTATCTAAAGCCAATCAGGATAAAGAGACACGCGATAAAGTGAATAATGCTGTTCAAAACTGGGGTGGTATTCAGGCGAGTATCACTGGTAATAGTGGTCAATTCGCTTTAGAACAGGAGCGCTTTAGCCGTTATGATGCTTCTCAAAAAGTATTTGATAGCCAGCTTGCTGATATTGAAACTCAGGAACAAGATCCAAATGCAAATATGGTAGCTCTAAATGCACAACGTGAACAAATCATGAAGGAGCACTTTGAGCGTTTGAAATTGATTGAATCTACTTATCAAAATGATTCAATGAATCTCCAGTTGGGTTATGGAGCTAGTGTCACAGGGGCATTGGCTGGCATGTTTAAAAATATGCTTGGTGAGTCATCAAGTGCTTATCACGTTCTTTATGAAAGTCAACGTGCATTCGCATTGGCGCAGGCTGGAATGAACATGTGGAAAGCTGCTTCAGATGCTTACGCAAATGAGCCAGGTACTTGGTACCAAAAAGCGGCAGCAGCAGCGATCGCGACAATTAAATCAGGTACATTTGTATCTCTCATCCAAGCTGCAACCCCACAAGGCTTCTCTTCAGGCGGCTACACAGGCAACATGGGCCGTGGTGATGTTGCTGGTGTAGTTCATGGTCAGGAATATGTATTGAATGCCGCAGCTACAAAACGCGTTGGTGTTGATACATTGAACGCCATTAACTCAGGTGGGAGTTTGGAGAGAAAGGAGCCAAAAGTAATCATCAATAATTACAGCTCAGAAAAGGTTGAAACTTCGACAAATTCGGATGGTGATTTAATGGTGACAATTGGTAAGATGGTTAAAGAAGTAGCACGATCAGAAGTGGATAGTCGCTTCAGAATGGCTGCCCGACAAGGTGGCGAATTTACAAAAATGAGGTAAGAGATAAATTATGGATAAAATGCTAGAAAAGTTGGCAGAACAATCAACAGAGTTATCAATGGAAGCTTGGGCTAGTAACAGACTTTTAATTGGCTCATTGGTGATGTATCTAGTTGATAAGGGCGTAATTGATCATGCTGACTATGTTCAACATACGAATAAAGTTAGAGATCATCTATTACTTAACCG